CGAATATCTTCATAGACAACCTCCAGAAGACCGATGTATACAAACGTCCGGTTCATTGTAGTGACATCAAGCGCGAAACCTTATACGTGAAGGAGAACAACGAGTGGCAACGCGATGGCCCAGAACATGAAAAAATGACAAATGCGATTCTTGCCGTGGAACAGAAGAATGTCATCCTAATAAATGAATGGGCGAAGGCCAACCCGCGATGTATGAATAGCAACACCCGAGAGAATGAAAAATACTTCAAGTTGTCCAAGGTTGTCACCGACGGAGAAAAGGACGGGAATATAGATAAGGTGATACGCAAAGTCGCAAAGCGTGTGACGATCGAAAAGGACCCAACGCCGCAAATCGAATAACCGCGAATGTGCGATTCTATCTTTTCATCCGAAAATATTCCGTTTGAAACTCTTCATTTCAAAAGTTTCAAATCCAAAGGCTTATACATTTATGTTCGGAATAGATTCCGTTGGAAAATATTCGGTTCAAAATTGGATATTTATAGATTGGAGTGTGACAATGGCGAATGGCGGGGCCTCCGGCGGGCTCGGTTGGTTTTGGGATATGTGTATTTGTATCCTTACGATACATGGTGTGTCATTGTGAATATAATTAAAATGTATGGTATGTGTGTGTGTGGAGATTTGTGTGGATATTGTATCCTGTCTGTATAAATGTCCAAAACGCCGTTGGCGCTGCTGACTTTTGAAACACTAAATGCGAAAACCCCTAAAAACGGATTTGTTATTGAAATGCTCTTATTACTAAATTTTATGCGAAAAACATGAGACTGATACTTTTTAGGCACCGACGGCGCGAGTGACCCCCAAACGTGGCTTAAGCCGACGGCGGATACTTTAGCTGGTTTTTTGTATAGGCCTATGATATATTAGCCAACCATCATTTATGGACCATTCGCGCATATTTAATTGCCAACCTTGTCATTTCGTAACAACGTGTAAGCGTGATTATGAGCGTCATATATTGACACAGAAGCATATTGACGGTGGCGGATGTGTCATTACGCCTATAAAAACATCAGACGGCTATTCATGTCCTTGTTGTCAAAAAATATTCAAGTCTCGCACTAGTGTTTACAAGCATACCCCTTTGTGTAAGACAGTTGTTACATCTTCTCCACCGCCTGCGCCATCCGCTTCCATACTACCAGGAACTACTGAACCACAAATATCAGAAGACATTGCGAAGCACCTTATGAATATGATGATGATGTTTCAGCAAAACACAGAATTTCAAAGCAAAATGATTGAAATGTGTAAAAATTGCGGAATGTCAAATAGCCATAATACCAATAGCAACAACATCATAAACGCCAACACCACCAACAACACCACTAACAGCCACAACATTAACAATACCTTCAACATGAACATGTTCCTCAACGAGAAATGTAAAGATGCTATGAACATGAAGGATTTCGTGAATTCCATCCAGTTGAATATGACCGACTTGGAAAATGTTGGCAGGCTTGGCTATGTGGAGGGAATGTCGAATATCTTCATAGACAACCTCCAGAAGACCGATGTATACAAACGTCCGGTTCATTGTAGTGACATCAAGCGCGAAACCTTATACGTGAAGGAGAACAACGAGTGGCAACGCGACGGTCCAGAACATGAAAAAATGACAAATGCGGTCTTGGCGGTTGAACAGAAGAATGTAGTCCTAGTGAATGAATGGGCGAAGGCCAACCCGCGATGTATGAATAGCAACACCCGAGAGAATGAAAAATACTTCAAGTTGTCCAAGGTTGTTACAGATGGGGAAAAGGACGGGAATATAGATAAGGTGATACGTAAAGTAGCCAAAAAGGTGACGATTGAAAAGGACACCCTGCAAATCGAATAACCGCGAATGTGCGATTCTATCTTTTCAGCCAAAAATATTTCGTTTAAAACCGCCGAAGGCTAGAATAAACGAAGGAATTAGACCCCCTATTTTTGGACATTTATTTGTCCACCAGAAATGTCCATTTTGCCCTTTGTGCGTGGAAGTTTTGAAACATGAAATGCAAAACGCCCAAAAACGGGGTTGTGACCATAATGCTCACAAAACGTATTTTTGGAGTGAAAAACATGTGACTGACCTTTTATGGGGTTGGTGGGGGCGTCCGAATTGGTAGGTTAAAATAGGACCTTAAAATAGGACATTCTTTAGGACATTATATTCCGTAGGTAACAAAAAAATGCCGAACCCCATTGATAAAAAATGTGACGATGTTTGTGGTGGCGATATATCAAAAAATATAACAAACGTGATTATAAATACAACACCGATAACATATGGCGCCGCAAAAAATGCCGGAAATGCCGAAAACTGCGATAAATTTATATGCGAAATGTGTGACTTTAAATGCTCTAAATATAGTAATTATATTACACATCTTGCTACCCGTAAGCATCAGACGATAACAACCAAGATAACAATGAACCAACCAAATAATGCCGAAACCAACCAGGTTCCTATCCATGTTTTAGTAGTACCGAATACTTGTCCCAATTGTAACAAACATTATTTACATCGGTCTGGATTATCTCGACATAGAAAAACGTGTATAACACCATCATCGACACATACGAATAACGCATCCCAACCAATAACACGCGATGAGTATAATAACATATTACAATTATTACACGAATTGAAAAACAAAGATAAATCAAAAGTCGAAACAAATGAAGAATATAGCGACGATAATGATGTATATCCGAAACAAAACATTAAGATATCGTCTAATGACCGGTCACAGATGATGATTGATACTAATATACAAAATAAACTAATGCTTGAACTAATCAAATCAAATACTCAATTACAAACGCAAATGTATGAAATATGTAAATCATCACAAGCCCTAACAACGAATAATATTAGCGCACATACAATACATGATAATTCCACAACGAATAACACCAACAACACCAACAGCCACAACAACACCTTCAACATGAATATGTTCCTCAACGAGAAATGTAAAGATGCAATGAACATGAAGGATTTTGTTAATTCCATCCAGTTGAATATGACCGACTTGGAAAATGTTGGCAGGCTTGGCTATGTGGAGGGAATGTCGAATATCTTCATAGACAACCTCCAAAAAACAGATATATACAAACGCCCCGTTCATTGTAGCGACGTTAAGCGCGAAACCCTATACGTGAAGGACAACAACGAGTGGCAACGCGACGGTCCAGAACATGAGAAAATGACAAATGCGATTCTTGCCGTGGAACAGAAGAATGTAGTCCTAGTGAATGAATGGGCGAAGGCCAACCCGCGTTGTATGAATAGTAATACCCGAGAGAATGAAAAATACTTCAAGTTGTCCAAGGTTGTCACCGACGGAGAAAAGGACGGGAATATAGATAAGGTGATACGGAAAGTAGCCAAAAAGGTTACTATCGAAAAGGACCCAACGCCGCAAATCGAATAAGCAAATTCGCGAATAAAAATACATAAAAACAATATCGGATTTACTCTAGAACCGCAATAATGACAGACGACACCACCACCACCAAAGTCGCGATACCCAAAGAAACAGTCACACGTCTTCTTCGAGATATTCGCGATGTAATGACCGACCCAGCCTTAGAGGAATGTGGTATCATTTATCGTCATAGCGAAACAGATATGCTTACCGGCTATGCGTGTATTGCTGGTCCATCCGATACACTCTATTTCGGCGGGTATTATTTCTTTCTCTTTAAGTTCCCTACGAACTATCCACATTCTCCTCCGGTTGTCTCTTATCTAACAAACACGAATAACATTCGGTTTCATCCCAATTTTTATGCGAATAAAAATGTTTGTGTTTCGATTATAAATACATGGCGCGGAGAGCAATGGTCGGGGTGCCAGAATATTCGGTCTGTTTTGATGACATTCCAAACATTATTGGACAAACAGCCGCTACTTCATGAACCGGGTATTCGCTCAGGACATAGTGACTTTAATTCATATCACATGATGGTGGAATACTACAATTATAAATTCGCGTGTTTGACGTTAATGAAAGACCTAGTGACGTATATAACGATTGAATCGACGCTTCTCGGCGAATTTCAAGACTTCATGAAACGGAAATTTATAGAAAATAAAACGCGTATCCGAGAGATTTTGGTAGAGAGGGAGCGAACGTTTCCCGAAAAGAAACCTGTGAGTATTAGTTTATATGGACGTATTAATACGTATATATCATATGACACCATTATGAAGGATTATGACGCGGTAAATGCGATGTGCGAGTGAGCGAGCGAGCGATCCGGCGAGCAAGCGAACGAACAATGAACAAAGTATTATAATCGTAGTATATTAGACTTAAATTGAAATTAAATGTATCTATATACATTATACCACCATTCTCTCGTTGGCGCGAATTTAAGAATTCAACGATGCATTTCTGCTCTGTATGTAACAACATGTATTATATCAGTGTCACGGCCGAAAACGAACTACAATACTACTGTAGAAATTGCGGGAATATAGACAATACGATTGCGGCCGACAATATTTGTGTCAGCAAGGTGAATGTGAAACACGCAGCCACGCCGCAATCCTTTTCGCAGGTGGTGAATAAATACACAAAGTATGATCCGACATTACCGCGTATTCATACGATTCGCTGCCCAAATGATGAATGTCCAAGCAATCAAGGATCCGACGCAGCAGCAGGGACGGGAGGTGATGCGAAGAAGAAACCGCACAATGAGGTTATTTATGTGCGATATGATGATACTAACCTGAAATATGTGTATTTATGCGCGAGGTGCGACAAGGTCTGGAATACCGAGCAACAGTAAAGCCACCGCGCCCGTGACCGCGCCTATTATTTTTATTGTTTTACAATCGTTCGGCGTAAAACAATAAATTGAAACATAATAAAGTGTAATACATATATATATACACGTTTCATCATGTCAAGTGGTATTCCTGCTCTGCCAAAAAAAACACAATTCCGCGACCCCGATGCCGATGCTGAGGAGAATGAAGAAGCCATGTCGGAACACGGTGATGACGCCAGTTCTGTCGCAAGTGATGCTGATACATCATCTTCAGTCGCTGATACAACCGATGATAGTGATGATGGCACCGATACCGATTCAGCAGGAGAGGATAGTAGCGCTGATGAAGCAGAAGCCGATGACGCAGGAGCCGGCGATGATGCGGGTGGCGGGGGTGGAGGCGGAGGCGGAGGCGGAGATAGCGACGATGAAGCAATATCAAAGAAAACCAAAAAGAAACGTGCTGCTGGTTCTAGCGCCAGTAAGAAAAATATGGAAGACGATATGACATTACTCGGTGTGCCTCATGGCATACATTTTGACGATGACGAAGACGACGACGACGACGACGACGACGAAGACGCAGATAGAGACAGTAGCGAATACTTCCAAAAACTGAAATCGAATGTTCGTGAAAGTTACGTAGATACATATCATCCGGAATCTTTGTCGCACAACTATGACGAAATACAAACACTTGCGCGAGTTGTTCGAAATAGCGCAGGAGTCATAGTGGATGATTTACACCGCACGATCCCAATTATGACAAAATATGAAAAAACGCGGATATTAGGTCAGCGCGCGAAGCAAATCAACGAAGGCGCGCCCACATTCATCAAGATTGACTCTACTGTCATTGATGGCTACTTGATCGCGATGAAGGAATTAGAGCAAAAGAAGACGCCGTTTATTATCCGTCGGCCGTTGCCTAATGGCGGTTCCGAATATTGGCGAGTTCAAGATTTAGAAATACTGTGAAAGCGCCGCAGGTTTAGTGTTATTTTATTTCGAAAATCAATCACTATAATAATTTGCTGGTATTATACCAATATAGGGTTTGAATTGAGGCCGCTTATAGGGTTGAGTGTTGTTATAGCTTTCTAATGATGATGAAGAGGATGACCATGACATCGGAGTTCCAGGAGTCTTTGGATTTGTGAGGTCATCAAATGAAAACTCACTGTAATGACTTTTATATAGAATATCATGAGAAGAAGAAGGATTATCTTCCTCCTTTTTATTGAAACAATATGAGCATCGATCCGCACAACATTGAAAGTATGTTTTCATAATAGTAAAAAATTGACTTGACATCTTTTTACTATACGTATATTTTTATATTAAAGTTTGTTTTTAACACTTCCAGCGCTTTCCGCATTCTAAACATGTCACAAATGTGGTCATCGGTTCATCCGCCGAACGAGTCTGAAGTTGATAATACGTGCATTTCTTGGATTTACACTTATTACATGTAAAGTTGTCGGTTGATGCTTCGATGTTTGGTTCATATTTCTGTTTGTCGCGAACCTTCTTGTCTTCAATCAACTTTTGCCACTTATCGGGGCAAATTTCCTGATGTGTCATGAATGCGATTTCTTGTGATTTAAGATTACCTGAGATCACCGCACTTGAAACGTCCGGTTTCTTCAAGTTGATATACACGGAACGGAGATGGTCGATGTATAATGTCACGAAGAACGGATTGGACCATTTTTTCACGATGTTATTCTTGGAAGCATGCTGAATTGTCCAGTTGAATATTCCTTTTTCGATATTCGTAGATATAGTGTCGATGGTCTCGGTTGCCGCTGCTGCTTCTAGTCCGCCGCCGGCGCCGTGAGAGGCATTTAATAACGCAAAGATTCGCTTTTTCACCTCGACGCGAAATTGATCAGGGTAAGCGATGGTATCAATGGCCGACATAGAAATCTATTGTATTGTATACATTATAATAGATTTCTTTAATCAATTTTACGACTTACCGTAAAATAAATGATAATTTTTATACATACTCTTCTTCACTCAACTCTGATTCGCTTTCTGCCGCGATCACGGGTTCTTCAACTGACTTTTTAGACTTTACATTCCGTTTGGGTTTTGCCGCGGTCGCGGTCGCGGTCGCCGTCGCTTTCGTGTTCGTCTTCGCCTTCGCCGGTGCCTTCGACACTTTGTAATTACATTCTACTACAGGAGGGTCTATGTCGGTATCAGCATCGCCATCGGAACTCGTCGTGGGTGTTCCAGATTCCGTCTCTGTTTCTGTAATAAATTCACTTTCGGTCGATTCCGACTTGTTTTTCTTACCGCCACGACCTTTCACCCTGCCTCGCGGCGTGGCGTCTTCATCATCGACGACAAATCCGTCCTTTAAATACCCGCTGCTTGTTTTTTTATGAGAAGGAATCGAGTCCAATTCATCGCTTTCGTTTTCATCCGCAAGAGCCGTCGCCGCAAGATCCTCAAACCCGCCAAATAATTTCTCATATATTATATTCCATAATTCGGTTGTCAAATGAATGGCGGTCTCGTTGTCCATTCTGGCGACAAGGGCGATATTTCCGTAAAAAATGAGTTCATCGATTGGCGGAGGCATCTCGTATTTATTTTCATACCCCGCACGTCCTTCAGTTTTCGCCCATACATCGACATAAATGTATTTTGGAATGACATCTTCTTCTGATACCTGAAAAGCCAAATTCCGCTTATTCTTGTATCGATACGTATGATAACAACTGAACCCATTATGGTTGCGATATCCGCATTTTTTTGATAGTAGAATGGTAAGCTCTTCTAATGTTGTCTCAGATGCTGGTTCAACCACGCATTCAGATAATGAACCGACCTTTGAAATAATGACAATCGTTGTATTTGTATTTTGGTTTGATGTCGGCGTTTTACCCTTCTGTTTAGTATCATTCATTGTTGAGATGTACATATACTATCATTATGTTTCTATATTATTTACGGCAGGCGAATGCGCGTCATACGCGTGACACGCGTGGTGTAGTTGTATGCGATATAAACGTAACTCCATGTATTATTGTAATCATAGTAGTATTTGTTCGATGGCCACCAATCACGTCCGAAACCAGCGAAAGAAGCAAAGTGCGCGACAGGCGACCGTTATATCCGGACTAAGCACGATTTATCGTAATCAATCAACAACACATTCGATCCAGACGCATCAACAAACCGAACCGCGCATATTTTTACTTGACGTAACATTAGATGAAATGAATCAAATGTATCCAAAAATACACGGAATCATCGAGAAGGGGCGGCTTCGACCCAAAGGAACCGAGGTATTTTTCGTTCATAAGAAGATGGAACATTATATAATAACCGAAGACACCGTATATGAAATTCACGGCGGCGCTTTCGGCGCAGACGCGGTATCACTGAAAGAACGAATTCCGGTGGATGGACCGGTTACAACAGTAGAAATGATGATCGAACAAGACGAAAATACGACGACGACAGTCCCATTACTCGTAGATGAAAGTTATTATAAGTTATCGAATGCCGGCACTGGCACTGGCACTGGCGTAGATACTCCGCATAACACATTCGGCGGTTCATATATTTCACCAAAACACATTATAGACCGTCATATGAAAATAACCGTGAAAACACATCCCAAATCAATGAACGCATTTGTATTCATTATGAATGATACAGAGACGGAGGTTCTCGATTTTTATATCACTACCGAAAATGGTATTGTAATGACTATACCCACCCCCATAAAGCCAACACATGGAATGAGAGATATACTCACAAAAACGTGCAAGGATGATATTAATTCGTTTTTAGAGCACTTCAAATTATGTTCGTAATATACACATGAATACAATATATACTATTCGTAATGTTGTGGTTAATACAAAATGTTCTCTTTTCTATTAGTTTAATTGTAGTTATACATTATTTATATATCTATTTTGAAACGACCCTTACCGCTCCAAAAGTAAAAGATTTGATTCATTGCCCAAAACAGAAATATAAATCACTATTTGATACCATAAACAAGAATTTAGACAATAATACAACGAAAACGGCTGATGGAAGAGGAGGCGCGGAATCACGAACATATGATTCGTCGTCTAATTTAGGAATAGACGAACATACAACCCGTCAAGAACATCGTGAAAACGCGCGCATAAATACGACTAGTAATGATATGAAATCTGATCTAAAAACCTTCTTACGCGGTATCGGATTGAAGGCGAAGTCGCCCGCGGAAATGTCATTTCGTCCAAGCTATGAAACGAGTTAAAGATATAACACGTATTCTATTATATCATGTACCAACAACGTAGGCCACATCAGCATCAGCATCATTCTTGTGCGAATATGCGTGTTTTGAATTCGCAAGATTCAGACAGTTTATTGTCGAATTTTCCAACTACAAGACTTTCTTATGAAGCGTCTATTCATAAGAACGACAAGAATCCGAATTTGGATTATAAGTGTTTTCTACTTCCAAAAGGTCGGCGTTGTATCGCGTGGGCTACAGAATGGAGACGTAATAAAATATTCGCGGTGATCGAGATAGATGGTTGGCGCGACAACGAACGCGAACGCAGTATTTCGCCAGTTATTCGTAAATTTCATCAGGATAACGGTTGGTTGCCTGGAAGGGTTCGTATATTGGACGCATGCTTTGACCGGACGCTTGTTTATGGAACTGTATTTGGCGGGGTATTATTCAGAATAAATGAACATGGTTCGTCGAACACGTCGCAGTCGCAGTCGCAGTCGCAGTCGCAGTTTTTCTCTATTCATACAATTTATTGGTATAAGGGTGATCCTATTCCACCAATGACCTTATCTGGCCATATTCGTTTATGCGAGGACATTTTCGCCAACAACGATATCCGACAGGTTGCTTATACGAAACAAAATAGTGTGGTATTTGGCCTACCTGTATTATGTAATACCGAACAAGATGCCGGAAATATTGCGCGTGAATTGCCATATGAGATATTCGCGATTCAGTATCGTTATTTCGCACATACTCGCGTATTTCAACAGATTCTTCAAGAGAGGCAGCCGCAATCAGCTCCGGTGCCATCCACGCGCATTCAGGCGCCAACACCGGCACCAGCGTCGGCACCAGCGTCGGCACCAGCGTCATCATCGACGCCGGCATCAAAGCGCTTATTCGTCCAACCACCGGATGAAATGCTTACCAATATTCAAGCGACATTTATTATCCGACCTAATGTTCAAAATGATATATACGAATTATTTGTATTGTCGTCGGGGGGTGGAAGGGGTAGTTGTGACCCCATTTTTCACAATTTCGCACATATATCTGGTTATAAAACAAGTGTTATGATGAATCGGTTATTTCGTAATATTACAGAGAATGAACGTTTAGATTCGATGGAGGAAAGTGAAGATGAAGCAGAATTTGAAAATACTGAACCGGATAAATATGTCACGCTTACAAAGGAATACAAAATGATATGTAGGTTTAATAAGCGGTTTTGTCGTTGGGTGCCAATAGAACTCGCGCCCAAAGGTGATATAATTACCGACTATCAGGTAAAACAACACGAGATACGGTATGTCAATTACCGCCGCAATAAATGAGTATAAACATTACGTGTTATATTATATACTTCCGTTGCCTCCGTACTCCGTTGCCTCCGTACTCCGTTGCCTCCGTACTCCGTTGCCTCCGTAAATGAGACCACCCGTGTATTCGAGTTCATTATCATTTCATCGATTATATAAAGCCGTGAATACCGCACAGCCTATTATTCGTGAATGGAAAAAATGCGTGCCGTTTCTTCAGCCATGTTACTCCGTTAGTAATGCGTCATCGCGAGAGACTATATCTATTCTGCGCGAAAATCGAGTCCCGATGATATGTGATAATCCGCGTCAGGTATCGTTTGTGAATGATTATTCATTGGTTATTGAAGAAAACCGGTTCGGAACGAATGAATATATTGCGCGGAATATGAAAGACCTCGGTGCCGCGGCTCCTCCAGCAGCTTCCCTGCTATGTCCGCTGTGGATCCATACAACTATTTCATCCGACGGCATCGACTTAACCAGAGAAATGTTCGAGTATATATGGGCTCATAAGCTTATACTGAATGGTATCGTTTTCAATACACGGAATTTTGCGGATAAGAATGCGGCAATTCCGCCATCGATGTATAGTTACAAAATCGCATTTGATTACCTGTTTAGGAATATGATTACGCCATTCAAAAAAGAATACGGAATTCATACACCATGTATTATGATAGACGGTCGAAACCATATTACCCGTCTCGAACATTTACGCGAGCTTCGTCATTCTGCGTTTGATTCTGATATGTCATCAACACTTAAAATATGTAAGGAACATGGCATAGAGTTGCGTTTAATTGTTGATTCATTGCTGGACCGTTCAGAGGCGGTGGGGGCGGCGTCGGCGTCGGCGGCGTGAATTATATTTTTTGCTCGACGTATATATATAACATACACGTAGTAATCATGAATTCTGCTGTTTCTGAAGAGCCTTTGTCCGGAGGAGCCAAGCGTAAAATCCGTCTTGGAAATGAACACATGAACCTTCAACCTGCTCTGCCCATTAGCGGCCAAAAGATGAGAAAAATCAAGCCGTTTGTTTTCAAGAATCAGACAAAGTATTTAGCGCGCTTACATTCATCTCCTTGCCGTTCAAAAAGCCAGAAGAAATGCGCGAGCCGCAAATTGCGCCAGAGCTGTAAGTATGCTCGCGGAACGAAGCGCACATTTTGCCGCAGGCGTACGAATAAGAACTACCGGTCGTAAGGTGTATATATGATATGTACCCCGCGACAACACATATTCATATGTTTTTATTATATCATCTAATAATAACAACATAATGTCATATTTACGTTCAAACCCCCTAGCCGAGCATAACTCGGGTATTGCTTTATCAAGCAATCAAATCCCGCAGAATGCTGGTACGGGTAATATGTATCAAGGTCAGGCCGGACGCGCGTTCGTTCAGGGCGGTGGTGGCGCGAGTCAATACTATTCATTCAACCCCGGAAATTCGGATGCGCCAGTTAGTGTAGGTTCGAATTCCGTCGCTACTGGTGGTCGCAGCCGCAGCCGCAGATATAAAAAGAAGCTCACTACGTATCGTCGTCATCGCAGAACAACCAAGTGTAAGAAGTGTAAGTGCGATATTATAATCACTGGTGGCGGGGTTCGTCGTCACAGTCGTTTCTGTAAGCATAAATGCTGTAATAAATCGTTAAAGAAAACGAATACACGACGACTACGATACGGGCAGTCGGGCGGAAGCGCCGCATTTGCGAATGCCGCGTATTCTATCGGCGGAGCAGGAACTGAAGTTACTCGCGATACTACCGCATTGGCCAACCCAGCACCTTATACTGCTTACAATAGCTGTCATCCGGTTGCGTAAATTAGGGGGTCGCCCATGTAATTACACCGACCAAAAAGAAAAATGAAAGAAAACCTAGTTATGATTTGTATATTTTACAACTATGTTTTGATTGCGGCTAGTTGTGCCTCTAATGCGGTTATTTCTGCGTCCATGGCAGCGAGCTTAATGTTGCGTTTAGTTTTGGCTGCGGCGATTTCAGCCTCTAATGCGGTTATTTCTGCGCACAATTCAGCGGAGCGTTTGATTTTGACAGCGTTGGAATCGGCGCGTTTGATTCTGGCAGAGGCTATTTCTGCTTCTAATTCGGCTATTTCTGCGTCCAATTCATCGCGGCGTTTGGTGCTGGCTGTTACATAGGTGAAGTTGCCCACATTCCACTTGAACGCTTCACCCTCATACTCCGTGTGTGAGCACTTGTAGCCGTTATTTACGTTCATTATAGTGATAATTATCAAATGATTATTTAAGTATTTTCCGCGTCGCTTCGCGTCGCTTCGCGTCGCTTCATTCCACCAAGACCATCAAGCATTTTCCATTTGTTTTGGGAATGGTTGATTTCATCTTCGATTTCGCGCTTGTCTCCGTCGTCACCGAGAGATTTCCAGTTTCTTCGTCTATTTCAATAATATCCGCATCCGCCAACGCGGCTTCTTCTTTCTTCGTCGAGACAGCCGGCGGCTGGTATTTCACCGTCCATGCGTTTTTGTAGTATCCTTCTGTGTCTGTCATCACAATACGATACCTCTGCTTGATATAGTATGTCTGGCGTTTTAACCACTGGCTGCGGAATACATCCTGCGGGTCGATAATATCAATCACGAGAGGCGACGCATGTTTCACGCGCAGAATCCGCCCCACGGACTGACACACATCCGTCTTCGGCGACGCCATAATGAGTGTTGTCAGCGTCTTGATATCCAATCCTTCCGACGCCATCGCATATGTCGCGATAATCACCTTCTTGCTCTCGCTCAGTTTTAGCGCCGCCTCTTTCATTCCACCCACATAATACCCCACCGTCGCGATTTTCCGGTGTTCGATCGCGTCGTGGAAATATTCAAGCAGCGAACGGTTATGCGCCAATATCATCACTTGTTGGTCGGGGTTCGTCGCTAGTTCATTCTGTAGCACATCCAATATAAACTCGCTCCGCCGATTATAATTACACACTTTAGAAATCATCGTGCTGAATTTGGGATTGCCTCGGTAGTCATATTCGGTCTCGTTGAATTCCGCGTCATCCACCTTATACTGGATTCCCTTCACAATCACAGCGTGGCTTGTCGTGTCGTTCTTCTCTTTATGAACCACATCACCGAGGAAATGTTTGAATACTTTTGTCAGCCCGTCTTTACGCACCATCGTCCCCGATAATCCGAGCGTATATTTTGTCACTATTTTCATCATACAACGACAGAATACTTCGGCCGACATGTGATGACACTCATCATAGACTGTGAGGCCAAACGTGTCGAACATATCTCTCGGATACTCCTTCATAGAGAGAGATTGAAGCATCCCGATGACGATATCTTTATTATCGATATCTAGGATTTGCCCCTGAATCATCCCAACACGCGCCGCAGGAAGGAACTGCTGAATTCTCTCGATCCACTGATTCAAAAGGAAGCTTTTATGAACGACGACGAGAGTTTTCACCCGAAGACGCGCGATCACATTCAGCGCCATAACCGTTTTCCCTTTGCCGGGATCGACGTCGAGTAATCCGCCGCCGCCCATTCCGGCATTTTCGGGTTTTGTTACTTGGTGTATATATTTATCAACGATGACATTCTGGTATTCGCGCATTTCGCCCGAGAACACGAGAGAATCCGCGACAGGCGACCCCGACGGAATCCGCGTTTCTTCTGGAATGCCGTATATTTTGGTTCCATAAAACCGCGGAATATATATTTTTTTCGAACATTCGCGGTATATCGGAAATTTAGGTGGCTGAACTGGCGCTTTAGGAACATACGCACCTACCGTAAGTTCATCTCTCAGCAATTTGAGGTCGTCGGCGTCCATACATTCTTTAAGTAGCGTATATCCGCGAGGTCCGTAATAGGACGACACGGTGGATGCGGGGGTGGGCGCGGGCGCGGGCGCAGGAGCAGGGTCAGGCACTGACATCGAAGACTATACAATATAACCAAACACGCCGAGAGATTTCAATTATATTTGAATTTAGTGTTAGAATAATATATAATATAATAATAATAACATTCTATTACACGGACGAGTATGGATACATTTCGTAGATTAATGCGCGAAGAAAAGCAGCATGAGATGGTGATTTTCGTGCTATTAATATTGTATATCGTTTTTACACCCGCGGTTCCTCGCGCACTGGCAGAATATGCGGAAAGCACCATTGGTCAAGTCATTGTTGTAATTCTCGCGATTACTCTGTTTCTCAGCACTAACCCCGTTGTCGGTATTTTAGGCTTTTTGGCGGCTTATGAGTTTATTCGTAGGTCGAGCCATTCCACCGGCGTCTATGGTATTAAGACATTCTCTCCTACCGAGGAAAAGAAGCAAACCGTGATGACCGCGATGAACCCGACACCAGTGAAGACTCTTGAAGAAGAACTGGTTGATACTCTTGTGCCGATTACCCCGAATAATGATATTGGATTGTCGGATGGCGGGTCGTTCCAGCCTGTTCTGGGTGAGCTTTATGGCGCGGTTGAACCCGAGTATGATGGGGTTATGTAGATGCGCGAATGAGTGCGTAGATGCGCGAATGCGCGACGAACGCATGAATGAATTCATTATGACATGATTCTCATAATGAAATACGAGCGAACGAGCGAGCGAACGAACGAACGAACGAGCGAACGAACGAGCGAGCGAGTATTTATTACCGTCTGCCGCCACTGCCGCCACTGCCGCCACCGCCCCCTCGCTGTCCCATGACAACTCCCGCCGAATTGACTTTATTCCCGATTCGGTTGAATATAAAACGGAACATATAAAATAAGATCGCAGCAATCATCAATCCGAACATCGTGCCAATTAATGTGCGAAATATGTCGTTTTGTAAAATAGTCTCCCAATTCAATCCAAACTTATTCAAGTCTAGTTCTGCCAAACTGCCAAGCTCGCCATTATTCGCGGATTGCTGGTATAAAACGGTGCCATCTTCCCCAGTAGGATTACACTTGATGTAAATATCACCGTTGCCTTTCGCGTTATTCGCCCCGCGTTTATTGTAATAATACATATTTTTCGGCATTTTATTCTCACTAATCGGTCCAGTTTTTGTGATAGATGTATCGCGATTTATGTCATTCAAGCTCGCCAACGAGTCGCGAAATACAAGAATGGCGTCCTTTTTATGATATACGATGTAGTTATATACTCCAGTATATTGCGGTAATAAATGCCTACCGACATACGTAAAGAACCCCTCTTTCGGAATAAGGTTGCCTAAATTGAAATTATTCACATCGGATATGTACTTTCCGCCGCTACTTGACTTACTTGGGAGGTTCTGTAGTATCGTATTCATAATATCCGAGCTTTGTCGTCCGGTTCCATTTCCGATATTGATAGGAATAGAGACTATTAAGTTGCGGCCATCGGCGCTTGAATGGTACGCAAGTATTTCCGCATCGGCGAGAGCACCATCATATCGGTGTAGCGATGGCTGGTGAATATGAATATGCTCTACTTTATAATCCACGCCGTTATATCTCGCGGGAAATAAACCGCCACTACCCGTATCATATGGAATACGTAAATACGACCCTTTGTGAAATACGTTACAAGTGCTCGTATTGTATTGAAACGAAAAATTACATGTCGATGAACACGCTCGGTCTTCTTTACGCATTACATCCGAAGTTAGATTAACGGGGGCATCCCGATTTGAAGTTACTCTAGATGCCATTTATATCGTGCTTTTTTTAATAAATCGTTGGGTAATTCTATATATAATATTATATATAATTTATGTATATGAAACCTGATGAAATTATCACGAAATAAGATACGAAAGATACGAAAACAACAACATCAGAGTGTGCGTAAATGGAAAAAACAGCATCGGTCATCGGCGGCGGCACGGCGAACCACCTTTAGACAAAGTCGGCGTCAAAATATGACGGGAATTCTGACAAAGGTTCCATCTAAACTGAACAGTGTATTAAATCGCTCACTCAAAAAATACATTCCACAGTCGGAGCTCATGGAGATAAAAGAGAAATATCGGAAGATGCGGCGTAAGAATCGAAAGCAAAAGCAGTATAAAATGACGGGTGGGGCACTCGATGGGAGCGTGACGACTGCTCCTGCTCTTGCTCCTGCTCCTTCATACTCACAAGAAAATATGAACAAAATATTAGAAACTGTTGTCACTGCTGCTGTTACTGCGGCAATCCAACAACAACAACAACAAGCGAAATCTGACGCAAGTAAGTCGGTAAGTAATGAACCCCTACCTAAGACGGGTAATGATCCGGCGGTTGCCGATGCCGATGCCGACGCAGGCACTGGCACTTCTCCCGCCGATGCCGACGACGCAGGCACTGGCACTTCTCCCGCCGATGCCGATGCCGACGCAGGCACTGGCACTTCTCCCGCCGATGCCGACGACGCAGGCACTGGCACTTCTCCCGCCGATGCCGATGCCGACGCAGGCACTGGCACTTCTCCCGCCGATGCCGACGACGCAGGCACTGGCACTTCTCCCGCCGCCACCGCCGCTACCGCGAAAGACGGTAAAAAGCAACCTTTTTCGGTAGGACCCGAAATAAAGGGCGATATTTCAATCGGCGTCGAAATACATGAATGTACAAATCAGAATGAGGTATGGAAATTAGTTCAGTTCCTTATAGAGAAGGGTCTTCCATATTACATCCAACTTGAACTCAAATCCGGTGATAAATTCCTCAATAAAAACGACACAAATATATTTGACCTGCGTCGTATATTATACGGTAAATTCACACAAAATATCAAAAAAATACCAAGTGATAAACGCGGGCTATACATAGAAGCAAAAGAAGTCGTCGGTATTGCGAATGGTGATACATTTGGGGTCGATCAGCCAGGGCAATTCATTTATACAGGCGAAAAAGGTCAAATCCTAAAAGACTCAACAGATTCAAACATACAGTTGCGAATAATACAAGAAGATAAAAATGCCGCACCAAGCATTTTAACAGATTCAAAACGCTTATATAAAATCAAAGGGAAGGAAGCTGATATTAAGCCTGCGTCGATCGATACAACGAAATTCCTACAAAAACTTGATAGAAAGAATAAGATAGACACCTCCGAATTTAGATTACAGATCGCGCCGATGACGCCAGAAGAGTTGAATAAGGATGCGCAGAATATCGCCGCTGGCAACGATAACCCTGAAGTAAAGGTGGTTGTTGATGAGTCGAACACGTATGTCGTTAATTTGAACGTAGGATGTAAGATTACGTCGGTACAGACTCTTAAAAAATCTCTCGAAAAGGCCCGCGCAAGCCTTGAAAGTGAGAATGATAAGGATAAAATGTCGGCTTTGACGATATTTAAAATGTTGAATGCGTTATTACAAAATCCCGAGTTTGCAAAAAATGACGGATACGCGGATTTTAAGGAGAGTATTTACAATTTCTCGTATAAGATTCGCGGTTCCGAGAGAAAATACGGGATGGCGCAATTACAGACATTTTTCGACGATAAGAAGGATAGTTTGCCAATGACATTAAATAAAGAGTTCTTGAAATTATTGAAATTATTAGGTCATGGCCCTAATGGTTCGAATGGGGAGTGTGAGAGATTTGAGGGGACATCACTATCGGCTTATGAACTTTCTCGTATTCAAACATTCGAAGAAGACGGGAAAATCGTAACGAAAAAAACAGAAACACTCGATAATGCGTCTAATATGGGCGGATTTATGAAACAATTCTCGAAATTAGGCCAAGTCGGTGTAGAAAAAGAAGAAGCGGCACCCCCTGCGGCCACGGCACCCCCAGCGGCCACGGCACCCCCTGCGGCGGGGTAGGAAGAGGGTCGGGTCGGGTCGGGTCGTTGGATATATCGATAATTACAAGGGCAAATAACGCAGCGACGCGCTATCATACGCAGTAACACGAAACGCGTCGTTATAACCTTCTACATGAACCGTATCCCCCGAACTGACATTGTTACATCCATATTCGTTTGTTCCGCTCTTACCATTTACAACAACTGGTAATTTAATCGCGTTATTTTTATCACTCAATGTATAAAACTGCCACTTATCGCGGTTTGTAAATAATGGCCGGCCAATGAGCGGAAGAATCGTTTCTTGGCCGCCGTTGCTTCTAGTAAGAATGCCCACTTGGCGGTATGTTGTATCTACCGAACGCGTAGGAACATTTATACGCACGCCGCCACCACCGCCACCCATGCCACCATCCATGCCACCGTAGTGAATTGTCTCAACCCCGCCACGAATATCATATACTGGTCGAGTTGATCCCACCGAATTATCGCGCAGAGGTGGAACATACGGGTTTAATAACACATCTTGGTTTGATGATGGACCGCCGATCCCGAAATCGAGCGCCTCATCGGGATATTGTTGTTGTTCGCGAGACATCATAATAATCGGGTTGCCGTGATGTCCATGACCTCCGTGATGGCCAAAAAAACGCGAATGCGCATAAATAGCAATACCTACTACAATAATTGCGATAATAACGAGCGTGATATTTTCAAAACATAACACGCCTGGCGGACATTTACGAACCATCTAATATAATAATGCTAAAATCCAGTATTATTATATGCCTTTATTTGTTTTTTTACTGTTATTTCTTGGCACCACCAGGTGTGGCAAATCCTTTTAACATACTTGTGATGCCGCTGATACCGCCGCCTCCAGTCAGCTGTTCCATGAAACCTTCAGCCGACTTCAATAACGGCCCCATTTCTTTCATATTATTCATGAGTTCCTTTTGCTGATTCATGAGAGATTTCGTCTGGTCAGTTAAACCGCGCACTCCTTCTTCGCCGATAATCGTCTCGATATTATCATAAGCCTGCTCTAATGTCGATGCGTAGTCAATACGATTTGCGGATGAACCCTTTGGATCACTCGCGCTTTCACCTTCGTCGTCGTCGTGGTCTTTGCCGTCATAACTGGCAGGAGATAATGTCGCGAGACCCTGCTTAGTCTTTGCCTTATTCGTCTTTTTGGAATTCAAGGTAGTATTTCCTTCTTTTTTCTCGACCTTTTCATCGGGTTTCACCTCAATATCGCCTTTGGCCTTAGACTTTTTATCTTTCTCCTCTTTGTCGTCCGTTGTGGCATCGTCTTTGTCTTTGTCTTCGTCTTCCGTCGTTTTCTTGGTCTCCATTCCTTCAGTGACTCCCTGATAACCAACCATTTCAAGGAGAAAAACTGTAGCAAACGCAGTTAATAGGACGATAATCATATTTTTACTAAAGTATGACATAACCAGACCGATTAATGCCATAAGCACGACCGCATTTACATTCCGGTTGGCAAGATGACGCAAAATACTCAATAATACGAGCAACAAGCTGCCATATAATACAAACTTATTTTGAAAGAATGGCGTATTAAACAATTTGGTGATGTATGACATTTTAAACTATATATAAATGAACGATAATATATATTTTAAGAATATAATAAATTGAAACTAAATTGTAGATGTATTATATTCATTCATCATCAGATGTCGCGTTATGAGGTAGGATTGTGCCAAAGGTTCAATAAGAAAATACACGGGTTTGATCCTGTGACAAGCACGCCTGAAATTGATACGCACTATATTTGTTTATTTACGTTTGATTTTACAGAACATACACTATTTTCGTCGGCGAAATTATTCTCCAAATATTATGGTGTCACAATAGAAATCGTAGATACAATAATATTAGAGCAGGGAGGAGAAATGGTTGCGATTTATAAGACGTTCTGGTTGCGTATCTTTCAGCGCATATGTCGAAGATGGCTCATAAACCGACGGTTTTCACGTTCATCGCGTTTGTATGCGTTTCTTCTAAAACGAGAATATCAGCAAACTAATATAACAATATAACCTTGTCGTCGTCGTTGTCGTCGGCAGGTGCCTCTGACTCGGTGTCGGCCTCGTCCTCTTCTTCGGCTTTGTCCTCTTCTTCGTATTCTTCGTCTTCTTCGGCTTTGTCCTCTTCCTCGTATTCTTCGTCTTCGTCTTCGTCTTCGTCTTCTTCGTCTTCGTCTTCGTCTTCGTCTTCTTCGTCGTCGTCTTCGTCATCTTCTTCGTCTTCGTCTTCGTCTTCTTCGTCGTCGTCTTCTTCGTCATCGTCTTCGTCATCGTCTTCGTCATCTTCAGAGTCGTAGTCGGCGTCACTTGCCTCATTATATTCGTCTTCGTCTTCGGCCTCGGCGTGGTCCTCGTGTTCGTCCTCGGCGTCCTCGTCTTCGGCCTCGGAGTCCTCGTCTTCTGCTTCAGCGGCCTCGGCCTCGGCCATGAATGTTATTTCATTTATTTTATCGATTGTAACACCTACGACCGTATCCACATTCGTTAATTTTTCATAACTTGCTCGCATCCTTTTCAGCAATGTGCTGATTCGTTTTTTATCTTTGACGAGTTCTGGTATCATTGCGCTAGGTTTTTTCGACGATGTCGAGAGATTTTCACGAATAAGTTGATTGATGTGACGATAGATTTCATCTAAATAGTGTAATTGGGACCGATGCTCTTCCACCATCGTATCAAATAGACCCTTCGCCTTCATATATACCGAAAGTAGGTGCTTATTATATTTCATGTTATGTCGAAGCGCCAGCATCTTCTGGATGATCTTATGTTTATTTTCCTTTTCGCTTTCACGAAAATCACCCACGGTAAGGTCTCGCCTCGCTAAAAATTCCGAATCACCGTAAGTCTTGTCATTATTCATGTCATCGTCGTCATTCATGTCATTCATGTCAATTACGTCATTCATTTTCTTTTATGTACTGTTATTATTATGTTAGAATAAAAACAGTATTGATTGATTGTATTATGAAATAAGTTTTTCTAATTTATTCCACCAACTACACGGTTTGTGCCAAAAATCGGTATAATAAATATCTCCATCGCAGAAAAACGCCGCAGTATAACTATACGAACTTGCGGATGTCACCAGTATATCAGCAAGTGTCATCCCGATAAATGTGTCCTCGTTTGTATCATTCAAGTGTAATATTGTGTCCTCGCCAATTAGTTCATGCTTACATATGTCGGCGAATTTGTCTTCCGTTCCTTGTGAATAGATATGATATTGAATACGATTTTCGGAATTGCGTTTCATATATGTCTCTCGTATTGTCAAAAGAGACCGTATATAATATTCATTCGTGTATTCCTCGCCGCCATTCGGCCGTGTATCGTCGCAATTTGGTCTGCGAATATGAACCGCGAGATGGTGTGTGTATTTATCCCCATCTTCAGGGACACGAAATACTCGCAATCTCTCGCGCGACCGGTTCTTGTTCTCCCAGTAATGCGCTTTAATCCGTTCCATACTTTTACTTTTCATACATCCGTCGATATTTTTTTCGACATAATTAAAAATGTCATAGAAATCCGGTGTCAAAATTTGATTACGCCGACATTCATCGGTTATTTTATCGTAATTCAAATAATACGGTTTCATATTCATTAACTCCTCTAATTTCTTTATAAAGTGTGGGTCGGCTGTATAGTTATGCGCCATCTTTGCGGGGACTCTATAAATGAATTCAGCATCTTCGTATTCTTCGGCATAAATACATGTCCAAATAAAGCGCTGAAACTGGGCTCCAAACCCGTCATCAAATGGAATGGATGTTAGGTACTGTTTTTTCGACGGAGTAGTTACGGACGAATTATTCACGGTCTCGCCACCACAGCTGGTGCTGCTGCCTCCGCCTCCGCCATCGATCGGAGCAACGAATTGACTTTCGTGATTGAGTTCATAAGCATTGAGTTTGTCGGGGTCGTTTCTCTCGGAAGTAAGTCGTCCAATATGACGATTTGTTATCTGATTATAAAATCCAGAAAGAAATCCGAGCTTCTTCCAGTTATTCGCATAATCCATCTCAAAGAATTGATTGGGTGTATCATAATTGCCAACCGTCAATATCGCCTGAACGTCAATCAATGACGGGCGAAAACTGTAATGTGGCCAGTAATGACAATTGTCATATCCGAAATCGCCACCGCCGACCTTATATTCATGAAGCGCTACTTCGTAAGTCATGCGTCGTAATAAACGATGCCCTTGTATCTTATAATCACGCACTGTTTCACCATAATTACGATTGTATAATATTTGACGGACATTATATCCCCCATTTCGCGCGTCGGTCATCATCTGCGTTGCTTTCTTAATATAACTACCGGGTGTATGAAATAAGAAATCATCCTCCATGTGAATCCAATATTCTGGGCTTAGTTCGTTCAACTTATTCCAGATGATGTTCATGCTACTTCGGTGACCTTTCTCTTGCGGTGTCTTCATGTAATAATAAATCCAAGGATACATATTTCGCATGATATCGCGGTCGGCTTCGCTAGAATTATCATCAACGCAAAACCAATAATCAATCATCTCAATATCAGACCACATGTTCAAAATAGAATTCACGGTTTGTTGAAATAAATCCAGCCGCTTACATGTTGTAAATGTGATAATAACGCGAGGCGGTTTCGATAGTGGGTCATGTCGGCGCAATCGACGTTTTACAATCGCAATCGATGGCGATTCCGCGGGTATATTTTTATCGAGATACGGCAATTTATCGATGGGGCGCGACAAATGAAACTCTTGGCATTTTTCCTTGGTGTTATCTACTATTTTTAATAATTCGCATGGCGCAATGAGCGCATGTTTCACTTTAACGAAAAGACGATTCCAAGTATCAATATCATCATCATTATAACTGTCGTTTTTAGATGCGATCACCGCGAGAAAATGATCCACTACATAAAACAGCCGTAAAATCTCTTCATACGTATCCTCTTCAAAAAAATTGTGATAAAACCGGAAATTACGGTAGGTTGATAATAAATAATGGTATGACATTATATTGTGTCTGAGAATCGTCTTACAACATTCATATCCGCTTCGCTTGTCAAAAATATAAAACGCCGAAATAGAATTATTGTATTCGATAATGTCGTTATATTTATCAGTCGTAAGGAAGAGTTTATTCTGCGGGAGTTTATTGTAAGCTTTGTATTTATGATAGAGCGCATTTACCATAACGTGATTTCCGTCTGCGCGCAGAATTTCCATGGTAGAAGCGACGCCCTCAATACGTTCTTCGTCATATTCCATCGTTTTACAGTAATATTTTAGAGAATTGTATTTGTCGCCTTTTTTGTTATACAAATCTCCGAGGCACAGGGCGCTATAATATTTCTCCTGTGACCAGTTATTCTGAGAAAGAACACGCAGATACCATTCAATTGCCTTGTCGATATAAGCCGGACCCGCATCCATCCAACTCTGCGCACAATAAAACGCATATCTATCGGCCAGTGCGCGGTCGCATCCACTTTTACACTCTTCATTGAATCCGCGTTCAAGAACAGCCGCATCTTTGATATATTTATCGGGGTCTTGGCTACGACTGCCACTTCGCCCAGAATCAACGTAATAATTACCTTGAATCGCATAGGAACTCTCTTCCTTATCTATACACGTAATATACTCATGAAGCACGCCGACAAACCTCCAGCGTTTTCGATTATTTACGATGAGTGTCCTCAAATATACGAACGACTGTCCTAGTTTAAGCTGATACGCATCATGTGTAAGCTCACTCGGCATTCGAAAGCTGCCATGAATCGAATCATCCGCATCGAAAATAAAGAGATAATCGGTTTTATTAAACGCCATTTGAAGCGCTAATGTGCGATTGAAGCCAAAGTCGCGCCATTCTACTTGCTCGATATGTCCGGGAATATTGCGCTTCTTGAAAAATGTGCGAATAAGCTCTATTGTATTATCGGATGACCCAGTGTCTGATATAAAATACGCATCAAAATCCACGTAGTTACACAGATTTTCAAGTGTTTGTATAATGATGTGTGATTCGTTTTTAACAATCATATTGAGACATATCGTATAGGATTTAGAAGGTTTCTTTATTATTTCGGCTGCTTCCGCGGTGGTAGCTTCTTCTACTTCGGTTATAATCATTCGATATAAGCTTACATAAAATAACTCTTTGTTTTTAGGTCTGTTTTATTTTACCATGATATAATAACCATATTATAATGTCATTTACGCGTTTCCATGATGACCCTGACCGTATCAAAAAACAACTTCAACAATCGACTGATGTGGGTCGTTATCGGTTGAATGTTCCCGGTAATGGCGATAAACCGCAGTATGTTGAAGATCCGTATATTCGCCCGCAGTTATGGGCTGGTAATATTATGACGAATACGGTGGATATTGAAGCGGAGTTGTTTGGTATGTCGCGCCGCCTTAACCGTGACTCTGTTGATAACTACCACCACGATGAACGCGCATCTCTCGCAACACGGACGAATGAAATGATACGTTGTCCTACTCGCAGCGGGAGTTCCGTAGAGCAGTCGCGAGCTACGCACCCCGCGTGGATGTTGCGCGACGTTGAACAAGACAACTGGAAGATGCTTCACTTTGACCCACAGGAGAATGTATTCATGCCGTTTTTTAATAATCTGAACACCCGTATTATCGAAAAGGATCGATTTGTCTCGCAAACTACGGTGCCTGGGTTATCCGATGATGACATGTATTTTTCAATTCATCCGACAAATCGCAACCCTGAGATGGAAGGAATGGTTGGGGGGCGGCGCGATTTAGGCAGCAATGATGGCAACAACGGCAGCGCCGCTGGCATTCAAAATGTAGGCGACATTCGCCAGTTTAGCGGAACAGCCGCATTGTTTTCATAGGATACGAATACAAATATGAATACGCAAAACGAATATGAATATTATATGTATTAGAATATTATATATATAATAAGAAGAATGGCTGAAATCGCATTATTATTAGGTCTTGGTGCCGCCTATATCGCATCGAACAGTGATGCCTACCGAAAAAAAGAAGGATATAGGAACCCAAACGCAAATAATGCCAGATATTTACCGAATATGAGTATTCCTGTTACGAACTATCCGGTGATTCGCGCGAATACTGGAACGAATGTGAATGAATACAAAAATCCAAACACCCCGACTGACCGTTATTTTGCGAATAACGTTGATTATGATAAAATGTCGGCCGGAGTTGCGGGAGGTGTAGGCGGTGTAGGCATACTTCGTGGAATTGCCGAGAGAGGCCGTGATACCACCAACGACAAAAAGGACATTATTCCGCGCATCCAATCATCCGGAATTTCGAATAGCGGGCCCATCGGCGAAGGTTTAGATACGCAATTCGGTGATAATTATAGCAAGGACGGTTTTACGTCTTTAATGGGATCACAAATCGACCCGAGGACATTTACGCATAACAACATGGAGCCTTATTATGGCGCAAAAATACGGGGCACTACGACTGGCGCGAATATGCATGAAAATGTCCTTGATAACAAGATAGGTGGTGGTTCGCAGTTTTTCTCTAAGACGGAGCAAGCACCCATGTTTCGCCCTCAAGACAATATTCATCTCCCGAATGGCATGCCGAACCAGAATGATTTTTATCAGTCACGTGTTCAACCTAGTATGAAAATCGCGAATGTAAAACCGTGGGAAGAAGTGCGGGTTGGACCCGGTTTAGACCAAGGTTATGGATCGCAGGGCACGCTTGGATTCAATTCTGGAATGGAAGCACGAGAGAAATGGATTGACCGTGGTGTCGATGAATTACGCGTGAAAACCAACCCGAAGTTGTCATATACGCTCGAAGGACATCAAGGCCCAGCGGCGCATTATATCCAAAATGCTCCCACCACTCAAACTTTAGGACGAATGGAGAAACACCTGCCGGACACATTCTTCGTGAATACGCCCGACCGTTGGTTCACAACTACCGGCGCGGAGAAAGGTGAAACCCAGCGCGCGATTGAGATGGACCGCGAAAGCAATCGTCAGACGACTACGAGCGAGTATTACGGTGCGACTGCGCCGGCGGATGGTGGAGCTGCGATGTATGCGCCGAAGAATTTCGAAGACACGCGGCGTGAAGTCTATGACGGAAAGCCAATTATCAACCCGTATGCTGCCGCGAAAAATACCGCGACGGAGGCGGATTTCGGGCGCACCAGCTATAAATTTACGCATAATAATCGGACAACTGTGCGCCCCAACGAGATGGGTGGCATCCACGGCGCACTCAAGGCTGTAGTTGCGCCCTTGCTCGATATCCTCAAACCATCTCGTAAGGAGAATGTGGTGGGGAATGCGAGAATGTATGAGAACGCGCGCATGCCTGTGCCTGCTGCTGTGACTGCGACATTTAATCCGGCCGACCGCGCGCCCACCACAATCAAGGAGACGACTGTGGGACTCGTCGGATACGACCACCTCAATGTAGAACGCCAAGCTGCGGCGGGCTATCTCATCTCTCAGAATACACCGGAAGATACCGAACGCGCGACAACCAGCACCGACTATTTAGGAGGCGCGGGCGGAACTGCGACGCGAATGGGCAATGGACTCTACAACGCAGCCTATAATCAGCGCAATAATGTGAATAAGACGTATAAGAATGTCACTAATCACGGGTCGATGTCTCTCTTCAACTCGAATACGAATGTTCAAATTGACCGTCTGGATGCCGACCGCGCAAATAACCGCGGAATGGTCATGACGAATGCGCCGTCGTCCATCCCCAGTATCGATATTTATGGCAAGATGACGATGCCGCAAAGCTACGATGAATCGAAACTCAACGAGAGAATTCAGCCGGATATACTGAACGCATTTAGACAGAACCCATACACACACAGTCTTCAAACCTACTAATGTCGTGAGTCACGAGCGACGAGTGACGAGTCATGAGCGACGATATTTATTTTTATCGTATATAATATAAGCAATATACACGATATATTATTTTTATAACAATATAGTAGTTAGATATATTTTCCATGAAAATCACGGATTTTTTCGAGGATAAATACACGGTGATATTCGTGCTCATTTTAGTGTTACTGGTGAGTCTATGGATTTCACGAACATACCGAAATGGCGGATTCGGCACTTGGATTGCTCCATCGGAAGGTTATGGCACGGGGGTGATTGAAGGACTGGCCGTTGCGGACCATGAAAAAGTAAGATATGACGGGATCATTATAACACAGACATCCCACGCGCCAGCCGACACAACTGGTTCGCGTAGTGATGGTTCGCTGATTCTTAATAAGTGCTCCCTCGTGAAAAATATGCCTACTACTTTTCGGTTTCTTTTTACAACTACTGCGGAACTGCGTGGCGCTACTGGTGATGGAACTGGCGTAAATGAGGCCAAGGTTATCACGATTAAAGTACCGACGTATTATATCCGGAATTCAGATGCTACTGGATTGAAGGTAAGCATGCGCGCATATACCGGCCCACTGCCTCCCAGTGTCGGCACATCTGCTGGAACAGGCGCCGAATTGGACGGATCGCCTCGCATAGTTGTTACTGTCCCAGCAGCAGGAGCTAGTGATGCTGGATTTTGTGTAATAAAATATACCATCGGAACTGCGGCCCCGATGGCGGCCGGAAAATACGCCTTGGAACTCTCGGGTCTGAACTGGGTGAATACTGAAATAACTTCTGGCGCTAGCACAACGACGGCTCCTAGCGCGGGTATCGCCAACGTATCTCTCGAAAGTAACGCAGAGGCGGCTGGTTCGCAGAAGCTTGTCCTCGTGAATTTATGGCCGAGTGATGCGACAAACATGAAACAATTGCGTATTTTTGATACTACCGCTTATGCCGGATTACCGACGTTTCTCTCCTGCCGTAAAATATCCACCGAGAGCCCGCAGCTTTCACCGAATTATACTGGAAGTGCTACGACATTTTCAATGACTATTATGCTTACCAATGCGTTGGTATCGGGTGATATTTTCTTAGTACAAGTTCCTTATGTCACACGAACCGCGAATATTGACCTCGGAATCTCGTTCGTTTGGACGAATCCCACAACTAGCCTCCAGAATACCTTGGCGTCTATATCAAGCGCTGGTGTTGTTACTTCAGATGTAAATACATATGGCGGTGGTGTAAATGTTGTCGCTTTTACGATTGATGGTTCTTTACCAAAAGATACGCCAATTCGGCTTTCTATCGCAGGTCTTCAAACCCCCGCGTCAAGCAAATCGACGACACAGGCCAAAATCCGTACATATAAGGGCACTCCTCCTCCATCTCTCAATGCCGCACTTTCGGTTGATGGCGGCGTACTTGACCAAGGCGAATATACTCTTCCCGCGATTGAAGCCCGCGCAGCCACGACTACCACCACTGGCACACCTACAACCGCTGGCACCGCGAGCGATGGAACCACTTACGTGACCGCGGCGGCATCATCCGTTCTTATTTCGGATGTGAAACGCCAGATGAACTGGGCGATTGAGGCGCAGAAGGAGTATGAAAGCGCGTATAAGGCACTCCGTGCGGCAACCACAAACACCGCCAAAACGGACGCACAGCTGAAATATGATGTTGCGATTGCGCGCCGAAACCGCCTTATTGCGAGCCACCCCGACTCATGGTATGACGGCGCGAATTGGCGATACGGCGATGACGGACATGTGCGTAAATGTACAGAACCGACCACTCTCTCGAGCAATGAAGGTAATTGCCAGAGTATCTTTCGTCTCGACGCAAACGGCAATGCCATAAAATCCGCCGACGGCAATAATATTCTGCTTATGCGTAAATGCCCGTGGAAGTGTAACAATCCGGGCCAGACTGGTTCGGATGCGTGCCGTATTGACGCCGACTGCCTGAAAGTTACGCGATGGGCGACGTATTTACCCGACGGAACGCAAATTGAGAAGAACTTGCTTGCGACCACACGCACACAATACGATGACATCGCGAGAGATACGAGCGCGTCGGCACTGGATGACGATGATATTTATCGTCGCGGTATTACACGCAACTTCCGCGGAACCGGCCGCGGTCGTCCTCCCGGCCAACCATCGGGACAGAGCCCCGGATTATTCGGCACCATCCGTGATGCGACGGGAAATATCATTCGCGGTATTGGTAACTGGATTGACCCGAATGACCGAAATGCCAACCAACGCACCGACCGCCATAATGCGTATTATTATGAGGATGGATCACCTGCGGCAACTGCTTACCTTGGAATGTATAACGGACAAGGATATGAAGAGGAATCCCCCTTTTATGGCGCATCGAAACCCACAAGCTATTATTATACTACCAACTACTATTATACTGACGGAGAGGCAGGCGGCGGGGCAAATGACGGGAAGAGCAATACGAAGTTATCGACTGTTCAGCCATATGAACAAACGATTGATTTCTAAGCGAAGCGAAGCGCGAGCGCGAGAGGTGAATCGAAGCGCGAGAGGCGACCTAAAAGGATGTAAATACTATCTTGTCTTTATTATTATTCATACTAATGACAAGCACCGTCATCCCCGAATTAGAAGAAACCCATAAATATATCCACAATAAACTGGATGTATTTATAAAAAATCGGAAAATACCAAATATTATATTTTACGGCCCTCATGGTTCAGGGAAAACGTATATATTAAACCGTTTTATTAACGCAGTATATGATGGCGATAAAACCGCTATGAAAAATTATATCATGCGCGCGAATTGTGCGCACGGTAAAGGAATACGTTTTATCCGCGAAGAATTAAAGTTTTTCGCAAAGACCAATATTGATATGAAAGAAGGCGCGATATTCAAAACGGTAATATTGACGAATGCGGATAAACTCACGATCGACGCACAATCCGCGCTACGAAGGTGTATCGAGTTATTTAGCTCATCTACTCGGTTTTTTATTGTAGTTGAGAACAAGGACAGTTTATTGAAACCGATTCTCTCGAGGTTTTGTGATATTTATATACCCCCTCCGATGATTTCGGCGGGGGCGGAAGCGGCCGACGCATGCGACAATGATGAGCCAATAGCAATAAACCTACATAGTTGGCTTGCGAATAAAGCGTGCGATACATATAAAATCAACAAGTCGAGAGAACAACCACTACATGAATTAATAACGATACATCCGAGTTACTTACGGGCGTCAGGGTCGGCAGATTCGGAATGCGAAGTCAAACCCAGTTGTAAAGATTATGAAAAAATACTTGATTTGTCTGTGTCGTTATATGAACAAGGATATTGTGGTTTGGATGTCATCGATTTTATTCACACTCACCCCGACATCATCGATATTCGTCGATACGAACTACTCATCATGTTCGACAAGGTAAGGAAAGAGTTTAGAAATGAAAAGCTTCTATTGCTTTATTTTCTCCACTTCATTGTATTTCGTTGTAATGTGAGTTTAGAAAATATTTCATTTATGTAATTACATTCATTCATTCATTCATTCATTATGGACGATTATTCTGTAACCTCGCTTTACGAGTCCAAAAACGAATGGGCATCGCGTCTTGTGAATATTTTGACGCCTCTCGTCCAAGAAGGTATTCGCTCTATTTTTGACGAAGCGGTCAAGCTTTGTGTCGGGAATAAAGAGCAGGATAAGTATTTGATGACATTCCAGAACCTTCTCTCGCGTGTGCCCAAATGGAATCCCAACATCATCAAAGACGAAACCGCGCGAATTAAGGAGCGCAGCACGTGTGGTTATTTAGAAGATTTGATTACATGTGTCCATATTATTCACTTGAAATGTATGACGGTCATGCGTGTCGGTAACAAGCAGAAGAAGGTCGATATCAAAATCCCGCAATTGGCGGATTTCGTCCATAAGATATACGTGAATACTGCGCGAAAGGTGTATTCGAATGTATATATTTTCGAGAGAGGCATCCAACCCCTTCATACCCAGCGCAACAATCGCGAGTTCGAGATTATCGTGAAGGAGTGTATTTATAATACGATTCGCGATAATATTCCGGTAGAGGAACTAATCAAGATGTATTTAGAAGATACGATTGAGGATGTTGTCGAAGTGACCGAGAATGAGGAAGTGATTAATCAGGAGCCTATTCTCTCGGAAGAAGATGCCAATCTCTCGGCGAGACGGCGCGCGCATCATGGGAGCACACGGCGAAGACGTCATCGCGACAGGGTAAGCGGCGAAGAAGACGGTGCGGGGGTTGGCGGTGGCGGTGGCGGCGACGGTGATGGAAGTAATGGGGTGGCGGCTGATGGTAGCGGCACTATCGACCAACTTGATTTCGTAGGCGAATTAAACGGCAGTTCTAATTTAGGAAATGATTCTTCTTCTTCCTCGTTGTCGGCGGGTAGCGGCATATCCTTCGGAGAGAATGAGGTGCGCACATTTGAAACGGATTCGAGCGAGAGAAGGAATGAGTATATGAGCAACGACAACGACGATGCCGATGACGATGACGACAGTGGTAGCGGTCGTCTGAATATTGGCGGCGATATTCGTTTAGACACTCTGGATATTCATACCCTGAATGATTCGCAAGAACTCAACGCACCGCCATTGTTAGACGATATCGAAGTGCTGGCGTAGAGTCGTCTTATTAGAATACATTTATTATTATTTTATTATTATTTTATTATAACAAAATAATGCGGAAAACTCGCCGTATCAATAAGCGACGTAAATATTCATTACGTAAGCGTAAAAGTCGGAGGAACAATATGAAAGGCGGGGGAAGGCTTGGTACTAATTGTAAAGAACTCGGAATTAAGAATCATTTGTTCGCAGATGAAAAATCTCGTAATGATGATATTGAAAACCTTAGATTATTTACATTTGGAACTACGCTTCAAAAGGATGCTTGGTTATCACTTTTGAGACTGTGTAATACTAAAAATATTCCTGTATATATTCTTACAAGCGGCAACAAAATTGGTATTATAGTAACATTACAACTCGCGGGGTTACAACAATATTTTGAGGATGTATTATGTGTGAGGGACGACTTAAATGTGAATCCGTTGAATCCATCAAATCCAGATCATCATGCATTTCATGGTAAGACAAAATATGAAGTAATTGCGCAAATTATGACAGAAAATAGATTATCTTGTCATGGAGAACGTATAGGATATTTTCTTGATGATGATGCTGTTAATAGTGTAAATTCAGATTTGTGTCGTTCAATTGAGTTTAGGAATGTTAATAATCCAAGTGGAAAACCATCCGATTTTAATTTGGCACAAATACACGACAATCCATTTTATAAATTAAGTGTTGAAGATCTTAAATTAAAACCAATTAGCGAACAAGAAGGAGATTATAATTTTACACCAATTCAAATAATAGAAGAAATGACTGGGGAAGTGAATGCCGGCAGGGCTAGAATATTATTTTTGGATTTTGACAAAACATTTCAAAAGTGGCCGGGTGCGATACCATTTCATATTCGTGGTATAGAGACATTTTTCGAACAACGGGGGTTAAATTATAAATTCAGTCGATACTAACAATATTATTATATAACCTTTTAGACGATATCGAGGTGCTGGCGTAATCATTCGTTTGGTTCATATTTATTTAATGCGATGAAACAATATAATTTGGTGTAATGGAAGACATTATAAATTATTGGAACAAACAACCCTGTAATATCAAACACTCCTCTTGTGAAGTTGGCACGAAGGAGTATTTTGATGAGGTCGAAAAACGTAAGTATTACGTAGAGTCGCATATTCCCAGTTTCGCCGATTTTCATAAATGGAGTGGAAAAAAGGTATTGGAAATAGGGTGTGGAATCGGAACGGACGCAGTCAATTTCGCAAAAAATGGCGCAGAATATACTGGAATAGAGTTATCGGATACATCTCTTGAATTAACAAAAAAGAGGTTCGATGTATTCCAATTGAAGGGGTCGTTTTTCAATATAGACGCACAAAATCTAGAAGAATTATCTAGTGTAGGAAGCGATTTTGATTTGATTTACTCGTTTGGCGTAATTCACCATTCACCTAACCCTCAAAAAATAATCGACAATTGCTTGCGATTATTAAAACCAGACGGTGTTCTGAAAATAATGGTATATGCCGAAAACTCATGGAAAAAAATGATGATTGACGGCGGGTTAGATCAATATGAAGCGCAATCGAATTGCCCAGTTGCTTTTACTTATACAAACGATCAAATATATAAGATGTTATGCGGGTTTAGGAATATCCAAATTCAACAAGAGCATATTTTTCCATACAAAATACCCGATTACAAACAATATCGGTATGTAAAAGAAGATTGGTTTGAACACATGCCTGATAATATATTTAAGGGCCTGGAGCAGAAACTAGGCTGGCATTTGTGTATAACTTGCCAAAAATAATACACACATCTGTATATAGTGTAACTACATAGAGCCATACCCATACCCATACCCATGAGCGAAGAAGAGAACGAAGAAGATAGTAAATGGTATGATAATATATTCCTCATCGATATACTCATCTTCATTTTTTCATTCGCGTTTTTAGCAATCGGCGGTCTTATTATGTATATTTGCTACCCCCCCGTATTGATGGCATTCCAGACGTAATCTGCGTATAATTATCCATAAATAATTGAATTTGTATGTATATACGTCTATTCAGAACTATATACATTCTTAAGTAAGCATTCATGTTTAACTCAACAAAATTAGTGATTATCGGCGTCGTCGTCGCAGTCGTATATTTTTTATTGAAGTTCATCGAAATGCGTTTTGCAGAACCTGCCAACCAAAAGCCGGTGAAGGTTCTTGTGCGCGACTCGATTGTTGTTTGTATTTCCGCGGTATTGGCGGTGTTTATATTAAACCAGTTTGAGAATATTAGCGGTGGTGGCGGTGATGGTGGCAGCGGCGGCGGCAGTGGAGGCGGGAGCACACCTGCGGTATTCGTAGATACACCGGGATTTTAATTCAATCTAAGTGTGGGTGTGGGTGTGAGTGTGAGTCTGTGTCTGTGTCTTCTGCTTCACTTTCTTGTTCTGTGACCGGTTCGGCCGCCGCTTGAATGCCGTTGGCATAATAATGTTTTCCAACTTGATTTAGATTGGATAACATCAACCACCACGCTTCTTTATAAGAATGCTCGGTGTATTTCAAGTCGGGCGCCCATTTCTCGCAAAAAGCACGAACATACGGCGCTGCCAACGCATTTTTATATTGAGGCATCGACGGAAAGAGATGATGCTCGATTTGAAAATTGAGATACCCCATAATCCATGTCACGAGTGCCGACTTTGTAGATATATTGACAGTATGGTCGATCGCATATTCGAACCAGAGGAGATGTTTATTCTCGGGAACAACACCAGTATATGAGTGCGAGAGAGAGAAGTGGCCGAATAAATAAATGAAATTCCAGAAATTTGTCACCATAAGAAGAAAATACGAGAAGAATATACTGTATTGACCCGTGCTGTAGAAAATAGCGGGAATAACGATGTGTGATGCGCTCATGCTAACAACTTCAAGTGCCGTTTCAATATGAACATCTCTCGTCCTCGCTGAACATAATCGGTGGAATACCTTCCTTGGGTGAAGATAGTATGACCAAAACAAATGGACAAGGACTCCATTAACGAGAGGCAGAAATGTCCATGCTTGAAGCCGCATCCACCACCGGTTCATAAACCGTGACGCCGCCTTTCCATTCGTGTTTTCCTCAAATGCGGTGTTGAAGAATGCGACAAACGGGGTTGTATCTAAATCAATGTCGTGTTTCACCTTCTGCGGTGTTGCGTGGTGTTTTTGATGCATCGAGTTCCACACAGACGAACTGACGCCGCCACCAAATCCCATTGTAAATGTCTGGATTGCGCGGTCTATCTTACGAACGCCGGTAAAACTTAGATGGCCGCATTCATGTTGGACCCACCCGCATCGGGTCTTAAATGCGATGAACGAGAGAATAGATGCGTAAATATTATAGGGTGCGAGCCACGCCCCTAGACTAAAATAAAATGAGAGTTCTAGAAGTCGAAAATAAACGTGGATGTAATCCGGCTCAAAGCAACCATGATTGATGAGCTTCGCGCGCATCTCTCGGAAATCCACCGTCATTTCTTGTTGGCGTTGGGTTAGTTCAGGGACGGCCGCAGCGCCCGACTCGTCATCGCCATTATAATGCGGTAATGACTGAAGAACTTTGTGGGCCTTCTCCGACCGATAATGAAATTCGCGAAAGATTTCGGTAGCATCCGCGGTATTCTTCGCATAATTGATGATATTTCCACCGGGATGCTTGAAATCAGTGATATCATACGTGGTACCGTCGATGGTAATCGTGTCGCTGTCGTGTGAATTACTCATTATATAATTACTGCGTATATTATTACAAATAATATGTTTATATTATATAATGAATGCGTCAGCCTCGATCATCAATGAGTTTCTTTCCGGACTCACGATTGCGTTATTGCTGATTCCCGAATCCATCGCATTCGCATTTATTATGGGATTGGCGCCGAATGTTGGAATTCAAAATACGATGGTCATGTCTCTCATAACATCATTATTTGGAGGAATGCCGACGATGATATCTGGGTCAACCGCAGCTGTAGCAACATCTATCGCCGGTGTAGGCACACTCGTTGGAAAGGAATACATTATCCCGACGGTTATAATCGGTGGTTTAATCCAGATGTTGGCGGCTGTAACGGGTTTATACAAATATGTGACTTATGTCCCGAAACATATCATGTCTGGGTTCTTAATTGCGTTGGCCGGTCTTATCGCGGTTCATCAACTCGATAATTTCAAAGATAAAGACCATAAATGGCTTACCGGATTGAAAATGGCGAATACAACTCTATTTACGATTGTATCTACGTTGATTGCGTTTTTCGGCGTTATAAAAATAACACATAGCAAAGACCAGCATATTCATATTCCAGGCGGCCTTGTTTCAATGTTGGCAATTACTGCCTTTATCTATATTTTTACGAAATATTACAATATCGACCGTGTTAAAGACGTTGGAGATATAAAGTCGGAACTGCCTTCTCTCATATCACTGGACGTGTTATCCCCGAGTAAAGTAACATATGACATGGAACATCTTATAAAAATACTGCCATTTTCCGCCGCGATGGCATTTACAGGATTGTTAGAGTCGCTTATTATGGTGCGAGATACCGAAGCCGCACTAGGCGTGAAGGGCGATTCATATCGCGAGAGTCTTGTTCAAGGTATTGCGAATATCGCAACGGGACTCACCGGCGGTTTCGGCGGATGCGTTTTGGTCGGGCAAAGTAAGCTGAACTTATTCAACGGCGCGAAAACCCAGTTTTCATCTGTCATTACAAGTGTGTTGTTTATTGTGATATGTCTATTCTTCGGCCGCGCCATCAATGAAATCCCGATTGCTGCGGTAGTTGGCGTCATGTTGCTTGTCGTATATAAAACAGGTGACTGGGATAGTTTATTCAAACCACAGTCATTTGACAGGCGATGGGTCATCACGGTAATCACCGCAATTATTGGTTTTGTTTCAGGCAGTCTGTCGCTGGGCGTCGTTGTGGGTGTGGTATTGGATAAGATGGTGGCGCGGATTTGAATACATAATAAACACAATTTCAATAATAATAATAATACTCATATATAGCAATAATCACCAAAATGGCGGGTGGTAGTAATAAACTGATTACATATATGTCGTTCAAGGCATTTATTGAAGAGCAAAATGAGTTTACACGTTGCTGCGAACTGTAAACCATGACAAATTACAATAATACTAATACTAATACTAATACTAATTCTGTATAAACATATGATAAAATTGATATCATATATTTACATTTACGGTGGGGTATCGTCAACTACAATGACAACTTCTGCTTCTGCTACTGCTTCTGCTACCCCCGAATCCGTGACCGTTCATCTGGAACGCGCTCCATCCGCATCCGCGTCTGGTGAAGAATACTGGCCCCTCACTCTTGACGCCGTGAGAGATTGCGATCTCTCGTATTTCAATGACGATCACTCCGCCGATATGGTGCGTGATGGAATGCGCGCAATTATTCTCACTGGCGAATTACCCGAAATAAAGGCCAAGGAAATCAACGTCTGGAAATATCTCTCGGAATACAGTCCGCCATCCGGCCGCGGGTTCCAGTTCAGCAGCGGCGATGACAATATTGTGTCTTTAGTTCAGAATAATATGCTGACTGGACATTCTGGATATTCGATGGGCTGGACGATGCGGAATATCGAGTTCATCGCGAAGAACGGTGTTGCCGCTCATCGAGATAGGTTTCTTGAAAATAAACGTAGGTCTTAGTAACGCACGCACAGAGCTAAAAACAATACTTCGACGCTACGCTATTACGGCCGGCCGATATTACTCTAGTATTTATTATACACTATCACAATAACAGGGCAGCGTATCTACATTCATAAAAATATGCGTGTTCTTTCCATCCTTCAAGAACTTCGCCGAGAGAGCCGCATGTTTCTTGTATTTTTTTAATGTGATTTTGTATTGGTCAAACACCGGATTATGGATTTCATTGGCGGGGATATGATTATGAACAGACCGCGAAATCATCTTATAGAGTTTGAAATCAGGATATCTCTCCTCGCCACTCGATTTATACAGCACATTACGCCCCTTATCATCCATCGTCCATTTCACGACCATCTTAATAATCGGGTCGGATTTACACAGCTTTTCTACCTTGCGCAAATCATAGATGAAATAGTCGAAAAGAGCGCATGCGAACCGGCATAAATCGAAACTGTAATTTGGTTCAACAGTGGGTTTATCCGGATTATAATACGGGGGGAAATTGTATTGGGTTGCCGCGTCGCCTTTCGGGTGGTAACTGTCGCTACATATGAGCTGACCGCGGAATTTATAAATTGCGCGGCCGAAATCAATGATTTTAAAAATACGTCCATAGGTTGGCACCTTATAATACTGTTCTTCGTAGAGGTAATAAATGAACTCTTCGGTGGTTTCAATAAACATGATATTGTTGGTATGAAGGTCGTTATGCGTAAATTCGAACATTTTTTGGTAAATAACCAGCGTCATAATGATTTGGAATAGGAGAGACGTCCATTCCTCATTCGTCAATTCGTCTGTCATCATAATATGGTCGAGTGTGTTAACACATTTTTCAAGTAGAATCGCTTGTATTGGGAAATCCTTGATTTTTACGATGATTTGCTCATCGTCGCTGTAGTCTGTGCCAGAATAGTCGGATGAATGTTCATCGCTTTCGGTATCGCTCTCACTCTCACTCTCGGATGCGGCGTTTTGAACGGAACGGCTGTTTTTATCGTCGGCGGTGTCATCGTTCGTGTCGTCGTCCTCCTCATCCTCGCCACCGCACTCGTCGTCGGCATCATCCGATATCGTTGTATAAGAAGAATTCGACTGTGATGTATCGTCGTCCTCGTCGTCGTCGTCGTAATCTCTCGTAGTTGTCTTTGGCTGTAATGTAGTTGTTTCGTGTTCTACACATTGAATATCGAAATCGTCGATATTTACTTCAAGAGCACTATCACTAGCACTCGGCGCCGCCAACTCTATCGACATGGTATCTACACTCACATCAGTGGCATCGCATTCAGGCACATAGTCCAGAATAGAAATACGGTCCTTTTTATTGAAGTAATTGTCCGACAATAAATAATCGTCGCTAGAACCACCACCATTCAACACCGGATGTAATTTATTCCGGAGTTTTAATAATTTACTGCTTGCGATATTACCGCTGCCGCTCGCGCTCGCACCACAGCTACCACTATCATCGTCGAACTGCGAATAATCAATCGTGAAAAGTTCGTTCTCTTTTGTATTGAAAAAGGTACAATCCGCCAAATAATCAATATCATCAAAGACGTTGGTCGAAAATTCACGCTGCTTACATAGATAACTGCCATAATAGTCTAAACCATGAACTACTCCATATGTATGAAGAGTACGACTCGTCAAATACGAGAAAAACCCATCTACATAAGATGAATTGTTCGTGTTCAATATTTTATCATCACAGTTATCTGTTGTTGAATTATATTTAGGAAGCGAGCATGATTTTTGTATCGACTCATATTTGCCAGATAAATATCGAATCGGGTCTAGAAGTGGCGAGTATTTCACAAACATCGGGACATTCGTTGTATTTCCGGCATCGTCGGCAATAACAGTTTCTAAATGATTTAGTGATGTATAATTTGATTGGTCTTTCGTCGTCGTTTCCATGATCGAGTGCTCAACGATATTCTGTAAATAATACGTTTGGTTCAATTGAATTCCGTTGTAGTTGGTCTCGTTTATGTCGAAAAATCTTGAATAAATCGGTATATAATTTTGAATGTCATACAATAACGCCGAGTCGATTTTCTCCGGTGTATATTTATGTTTTCGGTAGTGAAGTTGGAAACTCGCCGTCGCCGTCGTCGGTGTTATCGTCATTTTCCTAAAATACAGTAATAATATGATTGTTCGATAGAAGTTTTATATTGGTTTTAAACGGGCAGCGACAGCAGATATTTGTTTCGTGTAAAACATCGTAAAAAAATATACAGCTTTTGTATTACCGAGTGAATCGAAACATTAACCAATATGAATTTAGAACTCGCGAAATTCGACATGAAGGCGATTAGTTTTCGCCCCGATGAAAATAAGGGGCCTGTGATTGTTCTCATTGGACGACGTGATACCGGTAAAAGTTTCCTCGTTCAGGACTTGATGTTTCACCACCAAGATATCCCCATCGGCACGGTCATCTCCGGAACAGAAGCAGGCAACGGATTCTTTGCCGCCCATGTGCCCAAATTATTCATCCATGATGCGTATAATACCGCGATTATTGAAAATATTCTCAAGCGCCAAAAAGCAGTCTTAAAGCAGGTGAAAAAAGATATGGATATGTATAAAAAGTCGTCCATTGACCCGCGTACATTTGTCGTTCTGGATGATTGTCTGTATGACAACAAATGGACGAAGGACGTGATGATGCGCCTCCTCTTCATGAATGGGCGTCATTGGAAGGTCATGTTAGTCATCACAATGCAATATCCCCTTGGTATCCCTCCAAATCTCCGCACGAATATCGACTACGTTTTTATCCTCCGCGAGCCATATATTGCGAATCGTAAGCGAATCTACGACAATTATGCGGGTATGTTCCCCACATTTGAGAGCTTTTGTCAGGTCATGGACCAGTGTACCGAGAATTATGAGTGTCTGGTCATCAACAACAACGCGAAATCCAACAAATTACAAGACCAAATCTTCTGGTATAAGGCACAACAGCACGGTCCTTTCAAGCTCGGCAGTAAGGAGTTCTGGGAAATATCGAAGAATCTCGGTTCTGATGATGAAAGCGAGCAGTCGTATGACCCTAATGCTGCGAAAAACAGTAAGGCGCCGAAGATTAACGTGAAGAAGAGCAAGTGGTGATGGAAAGTTGCTTTGGGCGCGTCCAAAGCAAGATGCCAAAATTAGCATTTTAACCCGATTTTTCGCTTTTTTATATAAAAGCGCCACCGGATTCCACCATCGCTTTCATAAATATCGCTTTTCAAATGTAAAAGCGACAGTATTCCGACCCATCGCTTTTATAAAATCCGCTTTTGATTTATAAAAGCGACAACAACCGCCTATTTATCCTATTCAACACATCCGATAAGTCAAACCCTGCTTCGTTCGGATTGTAGCGAATAATTGCGTAACCTTGATTCTTGATGAATTCTTTTCTCGCCATCTCCTCCGCGGCAGACCTGTCGTGATGTCCGTATTCATCGCATTCTATTACAATCAAATCGTCCGTGAAGCACAAATCCGCAAAATATGGACCAATTCGGAACTGACGCGACATCGCACGTAAGCCTCGATACGCATTTTCAATAAACCCGATAGTCTGCCCCTCGATGCACATCGAAAATCTGACAACATGTGCTTTCTCTGACGCAGCAACAATGTATTTGTTTCTGAAATTAAACGAGTTCTTGAATAGTTCAAATGCTTCTTCCGTCAGCATATATACGATTCGATTTTGTCCTCCATTTTGTTTTTTCGTAGCGTCTGCCAATTTAAGTGGTGATTTGATATAATGGATATTATCTCGGTAGTTCTTCTCTAAATGTAGTCTCAAATTATGTTTCTGTGTCTTGAAATGAGAAACCAAATCATCCAAATCGCGTGTGAATTCAGGCATGATGTAAAAACGTATCATCAATCTATTCGGTTTCAGTTCAGTTCAATTTTATGTAATAATTACTATTACAATCTTGCTTGTATAATCTTGCTTGTGTATCTGAAAACAACTTAAAGACATCCGTCTATACATAGTATAACATACGCTCATACGATGTCCTCCTCTGCTTCTTCTGCCTCCGCCGCCTCTTCGACAACTCTAAACATTGTTGAACTCATCGAGAAAAATCCGATTACAAAGTTGTCTCGAAAATATAACAACCTTCTCATTGCGAAACTTCAAGAAAACTTCAGCACATTCGAACAGCAATTGTTTGTTACTAGTTTTTATTGTTACCTCAATTATGATAAGAATACTGACTTTGTGGTTGATTTAGATGATGTATGGAGATGGCTTGGATTCACACAAAAAGTAGCCGCAAGATTATTGATTGAAAGCAACTTCAAAATCAGTGTAGATTATAAAATTGTCACATCAGATGATAGCGACGACGAACAACCATCTCACTCACCAAATAAATCCGGTTCCGACAAACCCAAAAAACATGGCGGCCACAACAAGCAAACCATCAAACTCACTATCCGATGCTTCAAACTTCTCTGCCTGAAAGCACAGACCAAGAAAGCCGGTGAAATCCACGAGTATTACATGAAGATGGAAGAAACCCTTCACCAAATCCTTGATACAGAAACCAGCGAACTCCGCGCCCAACTCGAACAATCCGCCGCCCAACTCGAACAAAAGAACGAAGTCATCTCTACTCTCAACCAAGCCACCATCACCCTGACCCAAGAAAAGAAACGCGCAATCGAAAAAACTCTTATCAGCCAATTTCCAGTGAATACGGAATGTATTTACTTCGGCACCATCGATAACGCCAACTCCGACAACGAAAAACTAATTAAATTCGGCCACACCAATAACCTCGCCACCCGCGTTGCCGACCATCACAAGAAATACACGAACTTCATCCTCGCCGCAGCATTCAGAGTGCATAACAAAGTTGAAATTGAAAACCATATCAAAGATCACCCAAAAATCAAGCGGCAACTTCGCACCATTGAAGTCGCCGGTAAAAACAAGACCGAAATCATCGCATATGATAGCACCAATTTTACAGTTGCCCGCTTGACAAAACATATTGAGGACATCATCCAATCCAGAATGTATAATGTGGAAAATTTTAACCGTCTTCTTGACCGTAACCGCGAATTGGAAGCCGAGAACGCGAAGCTTGTCACCGACCTCGAATCAAAAAAGAAGGCGATTCATGAACTCACCCTCGCCAATAATGAACTCAAAGAGAAGACCGCACAACAGTCGCAAGTGATTGAAGTCGCCGCGAAAGATAACGCGTCAGTCTACCAAAATGTCCTTATCCCAGATGATGAACTCGCCCAAAGGTTCAACGAATTCGTGACGAAATGCTGTATCGTTCGCCCAGATGTAGATGAGGAATCCGTAAATATTGAAGGCAGATTTCGTTTATGGTCTCAAACAAAGCCTGCGAAAGAGACATTCCACGCATTGAAGAATTATATGGACATCCGGTTCAAACAAGTAAGAATCCGAGGTTCGCACTGTTATCAAGGTGTTAAACTTAACACAATTGAATACAAGAAGGTCGTCGCAACCGAGGCCGAAAACCCAGCCCAATTCAGTGTTGAAACCTTTATTTTCCAGTGCTGTAAGTTCTCTGACCGTGGTAAAATCTTGAACTCTGTTTTGTTGAAAGAGTATCAACAATGGAAAATCTCCGTGGGACAGACACCCAGCGAAAACGACATGAAGAACCTGAAGACATATTTGAATGCGTGTCCAAACGCATTAAAGGCGACCGTATGGTCAGAAAACACAAGCAACGAAGGATATTATGGAGTTTGCTTACGTGAAAGTTATTATGAGTTGAAACAATCCATTATCCAAGAACAAGGCGCAAACGCTATCATCGGCGTCCAACTTTCAACCACTGGCAAGAAAGTTGAAAAGCGGTTAGTGGGTTCCAATCAAGTCCTCAAAACGTGGAATACAATCGCGAAAGCCTCGGAATCCGAAGGTTTTTCTACCGCCAAAATGAGCCGCAGTGTCAAAGACAAAACAGTCTTCAATGATTATTATTACTGTGTCGCACAATCCGTCTAGGTAACGAATTCACACGAGCAGTAATAATATCATTATAATCTCTTGGATTATAATCTTATGTTTTATTATAACACATTTGAATGAGAACTCTCCAATTTACGAACCCTAAGACGGTGTCTTCTACCGATTTTTCTGCTGTATCTGCTCAAGCAAAGAATTCATCTCTTAGTTTTGGTGGTGGCTACAGCCAGTCGAGTGGCTGGAATGCCAATGTTACATTTACCAAGAAATGGTAGATAACATACTATAGCGTATGTGACATTATTATTACTTC